CTGGCTGGCAAATGAAATTGTTCGGCCCGCTTGCGGGTGCGGACTGCTGTACTGATGCGTTTCATGCTGCTCTCTTGTTCGTCCAGGCGCCCATGGATTTGAACACCTTGGCCGCCTGCTCTTCGGTTAGATCGATGGCGTCAGGGACAGCTATCCATCCGGACCCAATGACATGGTTTCGATTGGCGCTGGCGCACAGCTCGGCGTGGAACTGCTCCATGTGCTCGGCCAGGTTGATGACCAAATGCACGCCATCTGTGGTGAACTGAATCGACTTGCTGTATTGCTCGCCGGCCGGCGTCTCGCAAAACACGCTGATGTAGATCGTCCAGCGGTGCGCGATGTCGCACAAGGCGTTGGCCACCGCTTCGCTACGGATCTGCGTGCAGTTCTTCCAGTGCAGCATGATCTGGCGGTCTGGAGGCTCGACGTTCGCCACGCAGGCGTAGTTGGTCTTCAGCAGCGCTCTGGCTGCTCGCTCCATCCGCGCTTTGAAGTTGTGCGGCTTTCTTTTGATGGCCATGGTCAGCTCCTTGGATCGGCTAGGCACTCAAGCGCGAACTGGACCGCGTAAGGCGCCGGCCGGTAGCCCTTGCCGGGAGCTTCGCAAAGGTAGTAGCGCATCATGCGAGCGCTCACGCCGACAAGCTCGGCGCACTTGTTCTGCGTTTCACCGGACTTGCTTACCAGCTCGCGCAGGTAGGCGGCATCCGGTTTATGGTTTCTGGCGTCAGGCTTCATTCGTCGATCCTTTTTCATTTAGGTAGCGGCCCCACTGATCGCCAGCGGCGGCAGCAATACCCGGCCATGTCTTTGAGCGCTCAAGCCAGCGATCCTCGCCGGGTGTGGTTTTCTCTTGCCCGCTGTCGGTCTGGTTTGACCAGCGAGGGAGAAGCTTGCCGTTGGCCTGAACGCACCACCTAGGCTCAACGTGCTTCGTATGGGTCAGGACAGGAAGCCCCTTGGTCAACCACCAACCGGTGCCCTTGCTTGCGTCATCGCCGAACTGATGCGGATGAATGACTTGATCGGGCGGCCGGATCGCCGTGTTGATCCCCGATGGCGCTGGGTTCTCGATAGCCACAGGGAAAGGCAGGTCGAGCAGAAGCTTGAAGTTCTCGACGTCTGCCGCCTTGGCTGCGCGCCGCTCGGCGCCGAATAGCGTTCCCGGCTTAAGCCGCTGGTGATAGCCGCCCTTGTCCGGGTAGCGTTTAAGGTCTGGATCTTTCAGCGCCCAGACCGATGCGTTATTGAGATATGTGCACATCGGGTGCAGTACTGCCATGTCCCAACCCATCGCGAGCGCCTGCCAGATATCGCACTGCAAATGCTTTGGCGATTCGCCGCGAGCAGGCAGCAAGTCACAGGTCCAGACATCGTGGCCGTGAGCCTCGAAAGCCTCACGGGTCAGCTGACAGGCTGAATATCCAATCAGTACTCTCGACACTTTCTATTCTCCGATTCGCCTCGCCTGATTGGCTGGCATGGGTCTTACTTTAGGCAATTTATGTATGCCTGTATATAGGCAATATGAGTATTTTTAGATTTATTTTCAGATCAGGTTTTCGATTGCTCGATATCAAGGCGCTCTAGGATTGCTTGTTGTTTCCGCTCAGCCATCCCAAGCAGATGCCGTAATGATGTCGGATCGTCGAATCGTGATTCGCTTGCGTACTCGGCAAGCTCGGCTCGCAACGCTCCAAACTCGATACCCTCATCATCTGGCATCCCGTAAGGCCCGACACGAAGCGTCAGATCAAGCCAGTTGAATGCTAGATGGCAGCCCGCGCATCTCTTGAAGCTATATCCCTGGCCATCTGTAGCGCCCGAAAGGATCATGTACCGTTGCCCTTGCTTGATGGTCCCTCTACATTCGCTACAGGTGTGATCCTTGCGCGCCCTCACTCCTTTTTGCGTGCTGAAGTCGCTCATAGTGCCTCGCTTGATTTCGTGCGATTCCTGAACTTCGGAAAGTCGATGTCGTAGTCGTCGATGATCCGCCGCAACGTCCCGCTGCCAATGCCCATCTGCTTTTCAACCTGGTGGCGAGTCAACCCGACATCGCGCAGGGCGGTGATGCGCTCGATCAGCTTGGCGTCATCGGATCGCGCATTGGGCTTGCCCATGGCGTCGGGTACGAACTTGAATTCCTCGCGCTGAGCCATCGACCAAAGCGTTGTCTGCGCCAGCCCTACGGCTGCCGACACTTCGCGACAGGTCATGGTCTTGGCCATCTCGCGGATGTTGGCAGCTCGCTCCATACTGCGCTCCAGGCGAGCCCCGCGCTGGTGAATGCCCTTGGGCTTCTTCTCGCCTGGCTCTGGATGCTTGCGCGGCGGCTTCGGCCTGAATTCGAAGCCGGCCACTTCTTCGACCTTTCCGCCCGATTGGAAGAAGGCTTCTTGAGCCGCCTGAAGTCGCGCCTGCCGGTGGGTGCTAATTAGGATCTGATTATCGATCATGCCGTCTTCGCTCTGAGCTTGGTTTCGTATTGGTCAACCAGCAGCTTGAATTGCCACAAGTCTTCCTCCAGCTTTTCGATGTAGTCGTCATCGCGCTTGAACTCTTGAAGCCAGAGCTGGCGCCCTACAGGCTTCAGCAGCGGGCAGTACATCCCGATGTGCCACCACTTGCGCTCCGCGATCCACATGCACCCCTGCACCTGGTCAATCACTCCGCTGGCATCATTGTCGATATGAAAGGCTCGAAGCTTTTCAGGGGCAAGGAAGCACTTGTATTCAGAACCGCCATCAGCACCGATAAACCCGTCCGCGCTGGCCCCGAAGGCACCATCATCAGTCTTTATCAGGCCGACCTGCGTAACGATCAGGCCGGTCTGGATTTCGTGCTCCATGCGCGCCTCAGGCTCCAGTTCGTGGCCTCGGCGCATCTGCCAGGTTTCGAATCCGTTATCGAGCGGCTTCCCGCCGATACGCTCAACCGCCAACTGAAATGCGTAGTCGAGCGCGGCCGATGAAGGCTCGCCGACTGACTCGCCGTCCAGGGCGCGCTGCACGACCTCGGCCTTTGGGCCAGCCTTGTATCCGGCCAGATCCATGGCTTTCGTCTCGCCCTTACCGGCGAGCATGGCGTCAACATACTTTTTCTGCTGGGCGTTCAGCCCGTTCACCTTGGACCGCGCGGTGGTGAACATACTGGCTGTAATGCATCCGGCCCGATCTTGCAGCCAGATGTCTGAACCCTGCGTGCAATTGACAACGATCATTGCTGATCCCCCTGGTTATTCTTTAGTTTCGCGCCAATCGCGCTAACTGCCGACTTGAACAGCTCGTATGACGGCATATCTTTAGAGTCTCGAATAGCCGCAGCGCCCGCCTTCCACACCTCGGTTAGATCAGCTTGGCTTGCGCAATTCTCGGCCTTTGCGATCCAGTGCGCCGCCAGCTCAGGGTTGGTTTCAGCGTCAGAATTTGCAGGCTTGAACCCCTCGTCGGTTTCGGTATTCAGGAAGTGGATGGCCTTTTCGAGTCGGTCGGTCTTAGGCCAGTACTTGTAGGCCTGCTTGACGCACGTCTTCTTGGTCATCTCGCCAGGGTCAGTGACCCAAGGGCATAGCTTTGTGCTGTCCTTGACGTAGGCCTTCCAGGCTTCGGATCGGTCACGAATGGAGATGACTTCGGCCATACTCATTGGGTGCGTCAGATAGTCTCCATCAGCTGTCTTTATCACCATGTACACGCCAATCACTGGTCCACGATCAGGCGCGAATGGTTTGGTCTTGTGCGTAGGTGGCTGATCGACGCCGTTCAACTCGAACAAATCGCTTTCATACACCAGCTTTGCCTGCCCCCATCGAACCGATCCCGTGGACATTGCCAAGTCCATCAGGCCCATATAGGAGATGTCTAGACAGACCTTTCCCTTTCGAGGAACAAGATAGGCTTGTTTCTTGGCCGGATTAAAGCTCAAGCCGATAGCTGAAATATTCGTAACAGCGTTGACGACTGCCTGGCGGTTCTGAATCGCTACTTTCAAAAGGTAGCTATTACCCTCGATGATCTGGACTGCAAACCCTGCCTCCCGATCAAAGTTAAGCGACGGCTCCGACTGAACCGAAACGAAAGACTCGCGGCAACCGTAAATATCATCGGTGATTACTTGTAGATCGTTGCTCATGTCAGCCTCAGAAGTTGATAACGATGTTCGGCACTTCGCCGTGGGCGATCTTCAGGACGATGGCCTTGGCCAGCTCCTCGGATATGTTCATCGACATGATTGCCGTCTTTGCTTCGCCCAGGATCTTGGACTTGTGCGCTACGTCGGCTTGGCGGGCTTTCTGCTGGCGGATGATTTCGTCCGCAGCAGCCT